AGAATATTGCAATTTATTGTAAAGCAAAAGACTTTCCTCGTGCCATGCCAGAAGAATGGAAGTATGATGATAGTATAAACACATTTACTGCATACAAAAGATACATCGCATCAAAGCCATGGGCTGCAGATAATTATCTTCGCAAACCTGATCGCAAACCTGAGTGGATATGAAACTAACACAAGAATTAATTGACCAGATTCAAGAAGCATTGAATCATACTAAAAAGGATGGTACAATAAATTGGCAAGATGGTGATGAGATTGAAATCAATGTTGCAGGCACGTTTGCTGCAGACAAATTTATTGTAATTAATAATCGATCTAAGAAACCTTGGACACCATCTATTAACAGCACACATCATCCTGATTATAAAAAACCATGAAGGAATTTGATTATGACCTCGATTACAAGAGAATTGATTTTACAATTAAGGAAAATCGCAAACTTTATCGCATTGGAAGGGGGGAACAAGGAGTGTTATTGGTACGCCCTTACACTAACGATATATGCTCTCATTGGAGATTTGTAAATGAAACTGTGGCTAGCAAATCTGCTGATAAGATCTATTCCATGTTTCTTAACTATAAAGACAAACAAGACTTCATTGGAATGGACATGGCGAGAAAATTTCTTGAAATGGGATTTACTCGCGCCCGTCGGTATGCAAATCATTCTAGTGGGAGGAAATACGCTGAAGATGGTTCCGTTAGACCCCAATCGCCAGACGCACTTCACTGTGAAAAAGCGAGGTCTGCTCGAGTATTTAAAGAAATGAGAGACAAGGCTGCCTATGATGAAAAGTATGTTACAATGAGAAAAGAATGGAGATCGAATGAGTGATTTTTTATGGGTTGAAAAATATCGTCCAAAGACGATTGAAGAGTGTATTCTACCTGAGAATACAAAGAAAACATTTTCAAGTTTTCTAAAGAAGGGTGAAGTTCCAAATCTACTTCTTGCAGGCCCTGCTGGATGTGGAAAGACTACAGTTGCAAAGGCATTGTGCCATGAACTTGGTGCAGACTTCTATGTGATTAATGGATCTGATGAAGGTCGTTTTCTTGATACAGTGAGGAATCAGGCAAAGAATTTTGCATCAACCGTCTCTCTGATGGGTGGTGCAAAACACAAAGTCATCATCATTGACGAGGCAGATAACACCACACATGATGTTCAACTTTTACTTCGTGCAAACATTGAAGAGTTCTATGGTAATTGTAGATTTATATTTACCTGTAACTATAAGAATAAAATTATCGAACCATTACATTCAAGATGTGCTGTCGTTGATTTTTCAATCAGAGGTAAAGAGAAACAAGAAATCGCAGTTAATTTTTTTAAGAGATTAAATTTTATTCTTGATCAAGAAAGAGTTGAGTATGATAAGAAAGTCATTGTCGAACTTATCAATAAACATTTTCCTGATTGGAGAAGAGTTCTTAATGAATGTCAAAGATATTCTGCAAGTGGTAAGATAGATACTGGTATATTAGCGACTTTCTCAGATATATCAATTAATGATCTCACTAAAAATCTTAAGGAAAAAAACTTCCCTGCTGTCCGTAAATGGTGTGTTGATAATTTAGACAATGATCCTGCTATACTTCTACGTCGTATATACGACTCTCTATATGGCTCTCTCAAGAATGCCAGTATTCCTGCCGCAGTTCTTATCGTTGCTCGATATCAATATCAAATTGCCTTCGTTGCTGATCAGGAAATTAATCTCTTGGCTGCACTTACGGAAATAATGTTGGAGTGTGAATTCAAATGAAAGAAGATATTTTACCTATCCTTATGAAATACTTTAAGGTGTATAGAGGTAAAGAACAAAACAATAAAAACATTTTTCTATGTTGTGATGAGTTATTGGAGGTTCTTAAAAAATGAAGGAAACTAAATGGACTGCACAAATAATGTTACAGTCAAATAGATTAACAAGAGTGGAGTTCTTTTCTCCATCTAATCTAAGAGAGGATGCAGAAACAACTGTCAAGGCATTATATGGTGTAACCGATGTTCGTCAGTTAAGGAGATTGTGGTCATGAATTGTTGGCATTGTGGAACAGAATTAATCTGGGGTGGTGATGCAGACCTTGACGAACACTTTCATACAGAGTATGATATATATACTAACCTCTCCTGTCCCAATTGTGAGACATGGGTTGAGGTTTATCATAAAATAGAAAATAAAAAATGATTTTTTTATCATGTCCTCCTGTTTATACATTGCCTGGCACTTGGGATGATCCTGAGAAAATTGCTAGATGTAACGACACATTAATACCACACCTTCAATTAGAACCTGAGACAGGTTTTTTAGTGTTTGTTGCACTACTTGTTTTTGGTCTTATTATCTACGGTATATACAAAACCTTTGGTAAAGGTGGTGAAGGATTGAGAGATGAAATTAAAGAACATGCTCGTATGCATGAATTAGGAATCGCACATGGACATGAAGGAGATGGTAATCGTCCTCTCATGTCCCAACGAGATCAAGAACAAGATTATCCACAACATCATCATGGGAATTAGAACGCAAATTAAAGAGAACGCCTACTATTATTTTTGGGGTGCTGTGACTCTTGTAGTTGTAGCAGGACAAATATATGTTGGTAATGGATATCGTAGATTATCAGAAACTGGTGATGCGATATCTGCTGATATCAATCTTCTGATTGAAGTTATCTCTATGCCTACACAAGGAGAGTTCTATTTTGAACCTGATGATCCATATGGTCAAATGCCTATTATACAATGATTTTAAGTGAAACTGATGCTGCTTATGCTGCAGATCAATTCATCAATTACTTTTCAAATTTAGGACGTATTGATGAATACCTTCGTAATGTAAAACTAGATCGTATGTCAAAGATGCCAACGTATCTTCCTGGCTGTGGGCCTGAAGAAGATATGTTTGATGACTTTGATATACATCCAAATGACATGGACTTTAAAGTCTATTCTGCTGGAAGTAATGACAGTTTCACAAATGAATATTTTAATGAGAGATTACAAATAACAACTTCTCATTCGATTGAAAGTTCAATTCCTGGCAAATCACTTAAATGGATTGTCATGGAAACAAACACAAAGAAGATTGTTGGATTTATACGTTTCGGTTCTCCAACTATCAATTGCAAACCTCGTAATGATTGGTTAGGAAGACCACCTGAGTTGAAACGATTTAATCGTCATTCAATCATGGGATTTATCATAGTGCCAACTCAACCATTTGGATTTAATTATCTTGGTGGAAAACTGTTAGCACTTCTTTGTTGTTCTCATGAAGCTCGAGAACAGTTAAATAGTAAATACGGATCTGATATTTGTTTATTTGAAACAACCTCACTATATGGCACAACTAAGTCATCATCTCAATATGATGGGTTAAAACCATATATGAGATATAAGGGATTAACTCAAAGTGATTTTACTCCCTTACTACATGATGATGTTTTTAAAGGTTTGAATAAATGGTTTATCGAAAGGAACAACAACAAAATGTTGATCAAGGAGGACGCCTCCAGTCGCAAGTTAAAAACTCAACAAAAGATGATATCTATCATCAAGAAAAACTCGTCTTCTCAAAAGGCTGTGGAATTCCAAACTGCGATTGTAAATGCAAAGAACCTCACTGAAAAGAAAAGAGTTTATTTTAGCGACTATGGATTTGCTAACTCTAAAGAAGTAATTCGAGGAGATACTGACAAACTCGAAAAGAATCCAATTAACTTTGATAAATTCTATCAGGAGAATCTCATCAAATGGTGGAAAAACAAAGCATCCAAAAGATATGAAAGTCTTAAGTCGAATAACTCTCTAAGAAGAGAATTAGAAGTTTGGACTAAAGATATGCACATCGACATCATAAGGTAACTATTAATGATCAGAACAATCATAAAACAAATTCCAATATCAGATATTGGAAGAGACTTCACAACAGAAGAAAAAATCAGAGCAATGACCTATTCTAAATCAGAGGTTGATGCAATGATTTCTGATGCTGTGAAAGATGCAGTTGATCAAGCAAGAGAGATTGATGAGATATCAATGGCAAAACATAATCGTGATGCCACTGTCATTAGTATGATATTAGGATTTACTACTCTTGCATTATTTGTAGATGGATTGCTCAGAATGCTTGGTATCATTCCACCATTCATGCATCTTGATGTCAATATTTTAGATCGAATCGAAACAGATATAATTGATAAAATAAAACAGGTTCCCATTCAGAAATTATTTCATAAAGGGAGATTATTCTAGATGAATGACTTTTTAACTTTCATTTATTTTTTAGGTTTTGTAGCCGTGGCGGGTGCCACGTTTGCATATACATGGAAGTTAATGACTGTTACAATTGAAGATTTTAATAAACCAATTAAAAAACAAAACATACATCCAGAAATGTCTGATGTCAAATCAGGTGAAGAACTATTAGTTTTTAAAGGCATTGATGATGACGATGATGAGGAGGATGTGATTATTATCCGAAAATAAATTATGAAAGAATTTGATGATTCTAATTGGAGAGAAGAATACAAATCTCATACGAGAAATAAAATGGAACTTGATCTTCTCGAACATGGGCCAAAAAGTTTATCTCAATCATGGCATCTCCAAGCACTTTATAGTAATTGGAAAAAAATGAAAGGATATGATAAATTTGACCCAAAAGAAAATAGAGGACAAATGCAATCTTCTTTGAAAGAATTTTTTGAACAAACTGACCAACGTGACCAAGGTATTTAATTATGAATGAAGAACCAACAGACCTGTATGAAGACATGAGAACCCTCAACAGTCTCTATGAAGAACTGTGTTGGGATCACACCGAAGTCTTGGAATTTATTCCAGATTTTAAAAATGATCAAATTATTATTAAACGTAAAACTACATCATGAATAAATTTTCACCTTCTCATTATCAAAGAGGTAAGATTCAAGTTTGGGATTTTATTGCAGATCAAGAACTTGATTTCTTTGCAGGCAATGTAATTAAATATGTTTGCCGTGCTGGACACAAAGATCAAGAGGGAGAACTAGACGACCTTAAAAAAGCAAAGGTCTATATTGATAAAAAAATTGCCTTATATAATGACAGAACTTAAAGATTGGTTGAACTCAATTAACACCAATAAAAATAATTTGATTGATGAAGATCCAGATGTTGAGAAAAGTTATCCTTCTTATATTGTTAATCGATGTTTATCTGGACAAATAGATTCTGTGATGTTTGCAAACGAAATGAATAAACATCCTAATCTTGCAAAGAAGTTACAGTATGATTTTTTTCTAAATAGTCTCAGGAAAAGAAAAAGATTTTCTCCTTGGCTTCGCAAGGATCAAATCGAAAACCTTGAACTTGTTAAACGTTACTACGGTTATAGTAACGAAAAGGCGAAACAAGTTTTAAACATTTTGACTAGAGAACAACTCTCGTTTATACGAGATCGACTTGAGACTGGAGGAAGAAAATGAATTCGATTGTCGAACCTCAAATCACTTGGTCGCCAGATCAAATGATTGAGATTACATTAAATGAACCTGATGATTTTCTTAAGGTAAGAGAAACACTAACTCGTATTGGTGTTGCCTCAAGAAAAGAAAAAAAATTATATCAGTCTTGCCATATTCTTCATAAACAAGGCAGATATTACATAGTTCATTTTAAGGAACTATTTGCATTAGACGGTAAGAGAGCTAATATTACTGTAAATGATGTACAAAGAAGAAATCGTATCATCCAATTACTTTTAGATTGGGGATTAGTGAGTGTTGTCTCAACTGATAAAGTGAATGACATTGCTCCACTTAATCAGATTAAAGTTATATCTTATAAAGAAAAGAATGACTGGAATCTAGAAACCAAGTATAATATTGGTAAAAGAAAAAAACCAGAGGAGGAGTAATGTCTGAAGAAGATTTACTTAGAGAGGTTGTAGGAGACTACAAAAATGACAAAGATTCAAAGAAGAATCTAAATGAAGAAAGTGACGAACAGGAATTATTGAATGACTGACAATTTACATAAGAAGACTCTGCTTCATCTTTTAAAAGAAAGAGCATACAAGCATGGTCAATTTACTTTATCATCTGGTAAAGAAACTGAACATTACATTAACTGCAAACCTGTAACACTATCATGTGAGGGTAATGCGTTGTTATCACATCTTATGATCAAAGAGGTTGAAGAGGATGCGATAGCTGTTGGTGGTCTCACGTTAGGTGCAGATCCTCTCGTATGTGGTGTCGCACAGAGAGCATATTACTCAGGTCATCGACATCTTGATGCCTTAATTGTGAGAAGAAATCCAAAGGATCATGGAACAAAAGAAGTCATAGAGGGTAATAAACCACCTAAAGGTTCTATTGTCACCGTTCTAGAGGATGTAACCACCACTGGCAGTAGTGCAATCAAGGCTGTTAATGTATTGCGTGATGCAGGGTATATTGTAAATCGTGTCGTTGCAATTGTGGATCGTCAAGAAAATCATATGGTATGGGAAAATAATAAACTTGAGTTTATATCTCTGTTTAAATTGAAAGATATTATTAATTCTTAATGAAGAATTGCAACTGTTTAAAAAAAATGTTTAAATAGTTATGTGTTCATATGAGGATAAAACATGCACAATCTCATCTCATCTAATAACCTCAGATCATGGTTACATACCGAAGCCAACGAGCTATCTACTATAGACCCAATAGAGGATTATTACGAGTGTGTATCAGAGTGTGACATGAATGATAAAACCTGTATAACACATTGCAGAGTCCTACTAGAGTAGGAGGAAAACCGAAATATAGTTAGGGGGTTCAACACCCCCTATTTTTATGCCTGCTGTTATAATTAGTAGTGTCGCCTTCGGGGACAAATTTACACTCGCTTACTTAAGGAGAACTATGAACTTGCAAAGGTATCGTGCTGCCGATCTTGGAGATTTAATGGATCGCATCACAAAAAACAGTATCGGTATGGATACTTATTTCGATAAGTTTTTTACTGAGACCATAACAAACTATCCACCCTACAATCTCATACAAGTTAATAATACTGAATCTCGATTAGAGATTGCACTTGCTGGATTTAAAAAGGATGAAGTTAAGGTTTATACCGAATACGGAAAACTATTTGTTGAAGGGAAGAAAAAAGATAAGGAAACAGATTCTGAATACTATCATCAAGGATTAGCTCAGAGGTCTTTCAATAGGGCATGGACACTCGCAGATGATTATGAAGTTAGGGATGTATCATTGGAAGATGGCCTTCTTACTGTTAAGTTAGGTAAAGTTGTTCCAGAACATCACACACGAAAGGATTATCTATAAAACCTAAATATTTTTTCAAGAGGATCTTGACGATCCTCTTTTTTATTGTTATAATATAGTATCAAAACTAAGTTAAATGTCAGTCAAACTAGTAATGTTAAAGTCAGGTGAGGATATCATTGCTGACGTAGAAGATATCAAATCTGGTACAGAGGTAATAGGATATTATTTTGATAATCCTTTGATCGTCAAACTTTTTGAATCAGAGGAGCCAAAGGTTCTTAACGAAGAAGGTTCCAATAAAGAATATTCATCATCAGTTGGTGTTACATTCTTTCCTTGGATACCTCTTTCATCACAAACTAAAGTGCCCTGTTCAGCAGATTGGGTAGTTACTATTGTTGAACCAGTAGAAAAATTAAAAACACAGTATCAGGAGAAATTAAATGTCAGAAGAAAAGATAGTGAAAATCCTGTTGTTATCAACGGATGAACTTATAATATCTGAAATCGTAGAGGTTAATGCTGAGATTGGAGATCCTAATTGTAAATTAACAAATCCTTACAAAATTGAAGATGTTGATTTACAACCGTGGATGGATGAATATACTGAACAAAAGGAGATGATGATTAATTCTGATAAGATTATCACCATCGTAACTCCTAATAAAAAATACTTGAACATGTATCTAAACGTGACTTCGTGAAATTCTACACAAACATACAACTTATAGGGAATCAATTTTTGATTCGTGGTTATGAAAATGGCAAACACATTACACATAGGGAGGAGTGGAAGCCGACTTTATTTGTTCCGTCAAAAAGAAAAACAAAATATAAAACTCTAGAAGGCGATTCTGTTGAACCTATTAGGCCTGGATTTGTGAGAGATTGTCGTGAGTTCTATAAGAAGTATGATGAAGTTGAAAACTTTAAGATCTATGGTAATGACCGATATGTTTATCAATATATTTCAGAGAAGTATCCAGAGGATCACATCAAGTTTGATATCAAAAAGATTAAACTTGTAACGATTGATATTGAGGTTGCTGCAGAGAACGGTTTCCCTGATGTAGAAAACGTTGCAGAGGAATTACTTTTAATAAGTCTTCAAGATTATGCCACAAAGAAAGTTATTACTTTTGGATCTAGACCATTTGTAAATAGAGATCCAAATGTAACTTATGTTTTATGTAATGATGAAGTTCATCTTCTATCTTCATTCATAGCATACTGGAGAAAGAATCTTCCAGAAGTAATTACTGGTTGGAACTCTCAGATGTATGACATACCATATCTTGCTGGTCGAATCAATCGTGTTATGGGTGAAAAGTATATGAAGGATCTATCACCTTGGGGTTTAGTATCTCAGGGTGAAGTTCATATTATGGGACGTAGACAAATTACTTATGATATTGGTGGTGTAACTCAACTTGATTATCTAGATCTATATAAAAGATTCACATACACAAATCAAGAGTCTTATCGATTGGATTATATTGCCAACTATGAGTTGGGTGAAAAGAAATTGGATCACAATGAGTACGATACTTTCCGTGATTTCTATACAAAAGATTGGGATAAGTTTGTCCGATATAATATCAAAGACGTTCAACTTGTTGATCGTATGGAAGACAAGTTAAAACTAATTGAACTTGCAATTACAATGGCGTTTGATGCCAAAGTAAATTTTATTGACATTCATTATCAAGTAAGAATGTGGGACACTATAATTTACAATTATCTTAAGAAACAAAATATAGTTATCCCGCCAAAGAAGAAGACATCAAAATCAGAAAAGTATGCAGGAGCTTATGTCAAGGAACCGAAGCCAGGAAAGTATGATTGGGTGGTTAATTTTGACCTTAACAGTCTGTATCCTCATCTCATTATGCAATATAATATCTCCCCAGAGACCCTCAAAGATGACAAACACCCAACAGCAACAGTTGATCGAATACTTCAAGAAGAGATAGATTTTCAACTTTATAAGGATAGTGCTGTATGTGCGAATGGTGCGATGTTCCGCACAGATATTCGTGGGTTCTTACCTGAGTTGATGGAAAAGATTTACACAGAGAGAACCATCTATAAAAAGAAGATGCTTGCTGCGAAACAGAAGTATGAAGATACTAAAGATCCAAAACTTGTAAAAGATATTGCAACCTTTAATAATATTCAGATGGCTCGTAAGATTCAACTGAACTCTGCTTATGGTGCGATTGGAAATGAATACTTTCGTTACTACAAACTTGAAAATGCAGAAGCGATCACTCTATCTGGACAAGTTTCAATTCGTTGGATTGAAGATAGATTGAACAACTATCTAAACAAACTACTTAAGACTGATGATGACTACGTTATTGCTGTGGATACTGATTCCGTTTATCTTAATATGGGCCCTCTAGTAGAAACCATTTATAAAGATAAAGAAAAGAATAATGAAGATATTATTGCATTCCTTGATAAAGTGTGTCAAACTAAACTTGAACCTTACATAGATGGTTCTTATCAAAAACTGGCCTCGTATGTAAATGCATACGAACAAAAGATGATCATGAAACGTGAGAACATTGCGGATCGTGGTATCTGGACTGCAAAGAAGAGATACATCTTAAATGTTTGGGACAGTGAAGGTGTTAGATACAATGAACCAAAACTCAAGATGATGGGTATTGAAGCAGTCAAATCATCTACCCCTGCACCATGTCGTCAGATGATTAAAGATGTTCTTAAACTGATCATGACAAAGACCGAAGATGATGTCATTGACTTTATTGAAAAATGTAGAACCAAATTTCAATCACTTCCACCAGAAGATATTGCTTTTCCAAGAACATGTTCTAATGTCAAGAAGTATCGAAGTGTCAATGCGATCTATGAGAAGGGAACACCGATTCATGCTCGTGGTGCTCTTCTATTCAATCATTATGTGAAAAAGAATAAACTCACACAGAAATATTCTCTGATCAATAATGGTGAAAAAGTTAAGTTTTGTTACCTCAAAAGACCAAATCCTATACAGGAGAATGTAATATCATTCATTCAACAGTTTCCAGAGGAACTTAACCTTGACAAATACATAGATTATGATCT